CCCGGTTGAATCGTGTGCGTGGCCTAGTTAGCGAACATCGTCGCACTCCCAAATTCCACCACAGCGAACAAGATCCTACCTACATGAAATTGATCATGCTGGAACAGGTCCTGTCAGCTCGGGTCAAAGAAGAGCAAGTACAAGGTACTGTAGTTCCTACTGGTGGCATGGGCATGCAAGGCCAAGATCCTGCCAAGGCAGCGGCATTGCAACAAGCGGCCATCCAGCAACATAAAAAACAAGGCCAAGAACAAATGAAACAGATCGACCAACAAATGGCTGATCTACAAAAACAAAAAGCACAACTACAACAACAGATGAACAATCCAGCTGCCATGGCCGAAAGCCGTCGCCGTGCTCGTCGTTTACGTGAAGCTTCAGAGATTCAACAAGCTCAAGTTGTACTGGCCAGTCAAGACATGGTTGACCAAGTGCAAAAAATGAGTGAGCAAGTCAGTGCTATGCAGTTCAAAGATCTTCCTGCCTTGATTGATCAAATCAAGAACGAAGTTGGCGTAGACCAAGCCATGCAGTTTAATACAGATGCAACAGCCGCTCTTGCCGGCCTGTTACAAAATCTTCAAGGTGCCAAAACTCAACTTGAGCAGGCCACTGGTGTAGTTACAGGACAAGCTCCTGTGGTTCCGGGCGAAGATCTTGGCGCTGAAATTGGTGCTGATGTTGGCGCTGATATTGGTGCAGAACTTGGTGCAGAAGAATTACCACCAGAACTACCTGCACCAGGTGAAGAAGACGAATTAGCTCCTCCTTCAGTCAGTTTGGGCCGTGGCCGTAGATAATGTTGATTAGAGAATTTGCCAACGACAACACAAATTCTGACGCTGTAAAATTGGCCAGTCTGGCCACCTTGTTGGCAGATCGTGCCGACGATGAAAATGCGCAGAAACAAATCAGTCAAGCGGCCTTTATTGAAGCGGCCAAAAGCCTAGGCGTTAATCTTACACCTGATACTTTGGGCACTGCGATTGGCATGGAGCCACTCAGCAATATTTTAGAACCCTTAGAACCAAATTCGGGTGTGGTTCGATTCAAAGGCAACACCGAAGCCGAAACTGGCATGAGTGTAGACCAAGCCCGTGCCGTAGTTGATTCCAATGCCAAAGCGGCAATGAAGCGCCGTCAATAATCAAAACAGTTGTAAATAATCTAGCAACATGTTATAATATACAAAGGAGTATACAATGGCCTATTCTGAAAAAGTAATCGATCACTATGAAAATCCACGTAATGTGGGCAAAATGGATGCTGCTGATCCAGCAGTAGGCACTGGCATGGTTGGTGCTCCGGCATGTGGTGATGTAATGAAACTACAAATCAAAGTTGAAGATGGGATTATTACAGATGCAAAATTTAAAACATACGGCTGTGGGTCCGCGATCGCGAGTAGTAGTCTCGTCACGGAGTGGGTCAAGGGTAAAACGCTGGAGCAGGCTGGCGCAATTAAGAATGCTGAAATTGCAGCGGAACTCGCACTCCCGCCGGTTAAAATCCATTGTAGTATCCTTGCGGAAGACGCTATTAAGGCGGCAGTAAATGATTACCGTAACAAGCACAGCCAGTAAAAAAATCAAAGAAAATCTAGCCCGGCGTGGCTCGTGTATTGGCATCCGTGTGGGCATACGAACTACCGGTTGCAGTGGGCTTGCTTATGTGTTAGAATATGTAGATGAGTCGTGGAACGGGTCGGTGGCTTTCCCTCAAACCGGGTTTGGTATCCTAGTAGATCAAAAAGACCTGCCTTACCTTGATGGATTAGAAATAGACTATGTACGACAAGGACTCAATGAAGGTTTTGAGTTCAATAACCCTATAGAAAAAGACCGCTGTGGATGCGGAGAAAGTTTTCGTGTATAACCCAAAATTTGCGTATCATGAATTAAGTCGTACAAGTGAAGAAGGTAAACGATTATACTCTACACCAGATGGTAGCCGGGTTCCTAGTGTAACAACAATCCTAGACAAAACCAAACCAGCTGAATCACGAGCCGCCCTAGAGCAGTGGCGTAAAAATGTAGGACATGCTAAAGCACAGCAGATTACCACCGAAGCCGCCAATCGCGGCACACGCATGCACACCTATTTGGAACATTATGTAAAAAATAATGAACTAAAAGATCGCGGAACAAATCCATTTGGCTGGGCCAGTCACGCCATGGCACAGACTGTGATCGAAGATGGACTCAAAAACGTTGATGAGTTCTGGGGTGTAGAGATTCCCTTATACTTTCCCAAGCTATATGCTGGCACAACCGACTGTGTGGGTATACATCAAAAAGCTGAAAGTATCTTAGACTTTAAACAAACCAACAAACCCAAGCGAGCAGAATGGATTACTGATTACTATCTGCAACTTGTGGCCTATGCCTTAGCACACAACGAAGTATATGGAACCAACATACGCAAAGGTGTTGTTTTAATGTGTGTTAAACCACCTGTAGACGAAATGGGGCGCCCGCTAGAGCGTCCAAAATACCAGGAATTTGTACTACAACCTGAAGACTTTGACTATTGGGCGGACCAATGGTGGCGCAGACTAGAGCAGTATTACCTACAAGCCTAACCAGCTAAATACTGGATAGACTTCAAGGACTAAAAGTGGCCATTGTACAAATATCCCAAATAACCAACCGTAAAGGTTTACAAGAAAATTTACCACAATTAGCTGGTGCGGAACTGGGCTGGTCAACTGATACACGTCAACTGTACATCGGTAACGGTACCTTAGAAGATGGTGCTCCTGTAATTGGCAACACTGAAATTCTTACTGAATTTTCAGACATTTTAAATTTTGCCAATAGTTACACCTACAAGGGCCAAGCAGCAGGATACACAGTACAGACTTCGGCCAACGGAACCCCAGTTACCAACAGCCTCCAGAATATTTTAGATCAGTATGCGTCAGTTTTAGATTTTGGTGCAGTAGGCGATGGCACCACTGATTGCACAGAAGCTATCAATTGGGCACTGTATCAGCTGTATTGCAGACAGTCCAATCCACAAATACGTCGCAGTTTGTTTTTTCCAGCTGGGGTTTACCTAGTAAGTGGACCCATTAATATTCCTACCTATGCAACCCTGATTGGCGAAGGCGCTGACAATTCAGTTATATTGCGTCGTGCCGGATCAGTGTTTACAGGAACTATCAGTGGAACTACCTTAACAGTGACCACTGTCAGTACTGGCACTATTGCCATTGGACAAATACTACACGGCTCTGGTATCACCCCTGGTACCACTATCACAGGCGGCAGCGGAATCACCTGGACAGTCAGTATCAGTCAAACAGTATCCAGCACCACTACTATCACCGGCGGTGTTGCTGGTTATGTGGCACAAACAGCAGACAGTCTGCAACAGACCGGTGTCAACATTGCATTGAGTAGTGCAGTACCCCCAACATTTATTACTGTGTCTAACATGGGTTTTCAATCAGCTGATCCGTCTTGCAGTGTCATGCTGGTTGAGGCAACTACAAATGGTCGTTTTCAAAACGTGGCGTTTGCAGGAGCCAGCGATACAACAACCGAAGCCGATCTCACTTCCTGTGTGAATTTTACTGCGCCTAACAGTATTACCAATTTACAAATTGTGTTTGATGCCTGTCTATTCACTGGCACCACATACGGAGTATACAACAATCTTAGCAATAGTGTACCTACCAAATCAGTCACCATACAAAATTCTTTGTTTCAATATCTTTATCGCGGAGTAAATCTTGTTTCAGGTATTACCGGTGCACGCATAGTAGCCAATAATTTTAACAATGTGTATGCCGAAGGTATTATTTTTGGAGCAATCAGCCTTAATGCGTCTGGACAAAATATTTTCTATGATGTAGGTAATCATTACAATGGCCTGACCAGTCCAGCCACTAGCATCATTGACATACAGCAAGACAACAATATCAGTATCAGCGACATGTTTCAACGTGCAGATGCCTATACCACCATCTACCCACGTATTGACACCAACGATACTGTTTCGATTGCCACGACCAACGGTCAACAGTTGTCCTTGGGCACCTTTAAGCGCAACAGCGGAACTGTTAAACCTATTGTGGGCAACACCAGCAGTCCAGCCACCTTGTTTACCATAGATGCCAATCAGACTATTGCCTTTAGTTTTAACTACACTATAAATCGCAACAATTCTTTTAGGACTGGCCGAGTCACTGTGGCCTCCAATGGATCGAGTGCAATAACCAATCCACTTGCATGGGAAGATGTCTTTACTGAAAATACTGCAGATGCCAGCCTAGCCGGCAATACTGGAGTAACCTTTAGCATCACACAGGCCAGCAATATCATAACCGTGGCCTACACTTCAACTGCTGGCGTCAGCGGAACCATTTACTATTCTGTTACCTATCTAGCTTGATGTGGCCCCAAAACTTCAGCGCCAGGTTGGAAAACTGGAACCTCCTGCGGGACCAGTGCCAAAATCTACCCATTGAGTCAGCCCTGGAACAAATCAACTCCTGGTGGTTCGGGACT